GACGAAGTCGCCCACGGCGGTTTCCGCGCTCTGGAACGCCCCGACCAACGTCTGGCCGATATCGCCACCGATATCGCGGGCCTTGGCTGCATATTCAGCAAGAGCAGCCGTAACCGCGCCCCAGCCGGTTGCGGCTTGTGCCGCACCCTCGGCGGCCGCCGCTCCGGCTGCGCGTGCGGCGGCTCCAGCGCCACCGGCAGCGGCGGCCGTCTCATCAAGTTCAACCCCGAGCGCATCCGCCGAGGTGGCAGCATCCGCGAGGGCTGTTTCCGCCTCCGTCCCGGCGCTGGTCATCGCATCCTGCAGCGCCTGCCAACTCGCCAAGGGGCGGCCAGCCGCATCCGCCAACATGCCTGCCGCCTCGCGGTAGCCGTCAGCTCGGGCGCTGGCATCGTCGGCCGCCGCCCCAAGCCCCAGATCAGGCGTATCGACGTAAGTTCGCCCCAGCGCCGCCGAGAATGCATCGGCTGCCGCAGCTCCCGCCGTCTCGGCCGCCCCCGCGAAAGGGTTGTCAATCCCGCCGAGCGTCACCGGATCAAGTGTGCCGAGCCGCACGCCACCTTCGCCGGTTGCCCATTCGGGGAGCAGGTCCAGCGCTGCGTTTAGCGTTGCAATGAACCCATTGATCCGGGTGACGACACCGTTCAGCATCGACTCGACCCCGCTGATCAGACCGTTTGCCGCCTGAAACGCGAAGTCGCCAATGGCACCGGGAAGCCGCCCCCAGATCGCCTTCATCGCATCGAATGCGCCCTGGAACACAGCCACCGACCGGTCGCCAAAGCTGAACACGCCCGTCACTGCACCGTCGAGCGCCGTCAGCGCAGTGGCCTTCATTCCCTCCCAACCTGCTGCCATTCGCGCTAGCTCTGCATCCAGCGCCAGACCGATGCGTCCCCAGACCTCGGAGGCGAGGTCGGAGAGCAAACCCATGGCGTTACCAAAGCCACCAGCACCGGCCATAAGTCGGGTGAACTGATAGACGAGCTCGCCCGCGCCGACGATCAGCGCGCCGATCCCGGTCCGGATGAGCGCCCCGCGCAGGAACACCAGCGCTGTGGCGAGGCCCCGCACCGACAGCGCGGCCATGGCCATGCCTGCCACCCAGTGCCCGGCCATGAGGCCCGCGAATGTGGCGGCATAGGTCGTCAGCCGTCCGATATTGTCGAACAGTGCCGTGATCGCGATACCGACCGGCCCGGTGGTGCGCGCGACGGCGGCCAGCGCATTGGCCACAGCCTCGAGCGCGGGTGCCGCCGCCACGGCCAGTTGGTTCGAAACCCCGCGCCAGATCAGCCCGAGGCGGGAAATCGCATCATTGGTCCGCTCGATCTGGTCAGCATCCTGCTCGGAAACCACCACCCCGAAGGCAAGCACGTCCTCTGTCGCCTGGCGTAGTGTCGCCGTGTCGATGCGCGACATGGCGATGGAGCCTTCCTCGCCGAAAAGCTGCCCCGCGACTGCGGCGCGCTCAGCCGCAGGTACGAATTCCGCGATGGCGGCGTTGATCGCCCCGACACGCTGGTCCAGCGGCAAAGCGATCAGGTCGGAGGCCGACAAACCCAGCCGGTCCAGCGCATCGGCGGCCGGGCCGGTCCCGGCAGCAGCCTGGCTCAGCCGCCGCGTCAGATCCTTCGTGGCCTGCTCGATCCCGGACATCGACACACCGGCCAACTCGCCTGCGCGCTCCAGTGTTTGGATCGAGGCGACGGTCGTCCCGAGCGACTGCGCCAGTTTTGCCTGCGCGTCCACCGTCTGCAGGCCCGAGCGGATCATCGCGGCCCCGGCGGCGGCCAGCGCCGCCGTTGCGGCGGCTGCAGCCAGCGTGGCACGACGAGCGAAAGCGGCCACGCGGGCATTGGCCATGTCCATCTCGCGCGACAGTCGCCCGAAGCCGCGCGCGCCAGCCGAGCCCACACCCTCCAACTCGGCCCGCACCTGGCGGCCGCCTTCCGCCACGAGGCGGACGGAGACCCGTTTTTCAGCCATCACGGCTTCCTTCCATCTGTTCGTTCACTTTACGGACCATCACGGCCTCGATTTCGGGCAGCAGTTCGGCGGCGATCAGGGTGTCGATGCCCAGCGCTCGGGCGAGAGCAATTGCCGCGCCCATGTCCCAGCCCAGCACAGCGCCGGGGATCACCCGCAGCTGCCCGCCAAGGCGACCAACTAAATCCCAGACCTGCCAGCCGTCCTGTGTTTGGGGCTGGTTCAGTCTTTTGGGGCAGTCTGGGCACGGCCCCTGGCAGGCGGCGCAGTACCGATCGCCCCCGCCGAAGGACCAGTCGGCGAGAGCGCGGAGACGTTTTTTTCCGCGTCCAGGATCAGCCCGCGCGCGACGTATTGGGTCTGGAAGGCTTCAAAGACCGGCCAGATTTCTAGGAGGGCGTCGATTCCTTCTGGCGAAACGGGGATGATATTGCCTGCATCATCGCCGACACCCTCCCAATCCAGCACGGCGCGCCGGGCGACGGCTTTCGCCATGGCCAGCGCCAACTCTTCGGTCGTGGACGTTTCGGGCATGGCTTCTATGGCTGGATCGGCGCGGGCCGAAACCATTAGCGCGGTGGTCAGGGGTCCGACGAGCAGGCGCAGTCCGGAAGCCAATTCCAGCCATTCGGGTGAAACGGTCAGGTTCAGACGGATCATGATCAGTATCCTGTGAGTGTGTTGGTAAGGACGGCCGTGCACATGCGCGCCGGGCTGGTGGCGCGGGCCGCCTGCCAGTCGAAGCTGGCCTGCACGCCTTGCGGCCCGGCGATCTCGATGCGCGGGATCGGCAGATATACGGCGTGGGCGGTGAAGGTGAAGCTGGCATTGGCCCCGAGGCTGTAGACGAATTCCAACTCGCAAGGGCTGCCGTCGATGGCTTGGGTGACCAGCGCCGTGTCAGAAAATCGCACCTCGATCCGGCCGGTCAGCGCGGCCATGGTGGGGTCGGCTCCATCAATGCGGCCATCGCCGCGGATGGTTTCAATGCGGTCGAGGTTATTGGAATAGGTGATTTCGGCAGAAACCACATTGCCCAAGGCCGAGCCATTGCGCTTCACCGTGCCGTTGAAATGGCCAAACCGTTGCAGGCCCAGCGCGGTCGGTGTGCCAGCGGCGGTTGCGGCGGCGATGGTTTCGCCTTGGGCAATGAGCCGGGCGGTCGCCGTGAGCAATCCCGACCTCTGCATTTGCCACGACAACTGATCCAGCACACAGCCAGAATACATGGCAAAACGCGGCACCTCCGGCATGGCGGTTTCGATCGACATGCTGGGCAACGTCCAGTTGCCGGATTGGAAAGTGTGGGTCTTGGGCGTGGTGCCGCTGGTGACTGGCTGGCCGAAGGCCGCCTTCAGCCAGAACCCGAAGGCCTCCACATCGATCGGCACCACCACCTCGCCGTCGGCGGTGACCGCATCCTTGATCGGGGCCAGCGGATCGCGGCCATAGCCCAGCAGTTCGGATTCCAGCAGCGGCTGTTCCGACCCGAGTGTCGTCCGGGCAAAGGGCATCAAGCGGAACCCACTCACCGGCGGGGTGCCGTAAACTGTCTCATACGCAAGCGCCATCTGCGCCCGCGCGCCTTGCGCACGTGCCATGGGGGTCTCCTTTATGTGGGGGTGTCAGGCCAGAGGGCCGGAAGTGGTGTAGTGCAGCACGACGGTGATCACCGCCGCTTTCAGCGCCGCCGCGCCCTCGATAGGCAGGTCAACCGAGGCCGGGGCTTCGGGTTCGATCCAGTCGCAGAGGCCGCCCAGCGTACGGTCGGCTTCCAGCGCCGCGCCGATGGCGGTGATCAGGGTGTCAAAGGCGCTGGCCCGGCCATTCGGGGCCTGGACGACGACCTCCAGCTCGGCCCGGTGCTGGTAATGGTAGCGTAGGGGCGACAGGGTCACCTCCGGCTCGCCCGGTTGGCCGTCGCGCAGAATGATCAGCCCTGCCGCAGGGATCCGCTCTGGCAGCACCTCGTCACGCAAGGTGAGGGCGGCAAGCGGCTGCAGCCGCGCGTGCAGCGCAGCGAGGACGGTTTCGCGGGAGGTGGGCATTCGTTGCTCTCAAGTGTGCGGCTTCAGGAAGATCGGCTAGGAGCCGATAGTTGACACGGTGAACCGGTTAGAAAACTACTATGTTGGGTCCCGGTTCTCGTTCGGTTCGTTTCGTTTAAAAGCGAATGTAGCGGGGTGCTAAGAGTGCTAGGCTTCAACGTCAGGCCCTTTTGGCCTTTGGAGGGCGCTGGAATGAAGCGAGGGAGTTATGAACAGTTCTGCCCAGTTGCGATGGCATCCGAAGTTCTTTGCACGAGATGGACAATGGTTCTTGTCCGTGAACTCGTGGCAGGTTCCACGAGGTTCGGGGACCTTCGACGAGGCGTTCCCAGGATGTCTCCCTCACTTCTGTCACAACGGCTGAAGGAGCTTGAAGCCGCAGGGATCGTCTCCCGCATGCTCGTTGCCGGTGAGGCTGGTATTCACGAATACCAACTGACGACGGCCGGAAAAGACCTAAAACACATCGTAGAGTCCTTTGGTATCTGGGGGCAGAAATGGGTAGAGACCAGAGCTACTCTCGAGAACCTCGATCCTTCACTGTTGATGTGGGACATGCGGCGCAACATTAACCCGGCCCCGCTGCCGTCGCAACGGACTGTCATTCAGTTCTGCTATCCGGAACTTCCCGCCAATCGCCGCGACTGGTGGTTGATCATCGATCCGGAGGCGAAGGTCGCAGTGGATCTTTGTGCGACCGATCCCGGGATTGAGGTTGATCTTTGGATCACCACGGACCTCAAGACCATGACTGCCATCTGGCTGGGGCTATCCTCAGTGAGTGATTCTCAATCAAAAATGCTCGTTGATGGTGACCCTGCATTGGCGCGATCCATGGCGCAATGGTTGGGCCTCAGTCACTTCGCCTCGCAGAAGAAAATCGTCAGGTAGCGGTCTAATCTAGGGCGAGTCCAGTTTCAGGACTATCGGTAACTTCTTGTTGCTTCCATTGCTTGTGAGGAAGTTTCAATGAATGGAGAATGTCATGACCGATACCCTTTACGCTCGCCTCGGAGGGGCGGATGCAATCGTCCGCATCGCGTCCGACCTCGTCGACAATCACATTGCAAACCCTCTGATAGGCAAACGGTTCGCAGGCAGCGACGTGATTGCTATGAAGAAGAAGGCAGCGGATTTCTTTTCAATGGGTTCGGGCGGTCCCAACAACTATGACGGGTTGGACATGCTCAGCGCCCACAAACACATGAACATTTCCGACAACGAATATATGGCTGCCGTCGATGACCTGATGAAGGCGCTTACGAATGCGGACGTAGGCGATCATGAAAAAGCTGAAGTGCTCTATATCTTCCACACCCTTCGTCCCGACGTCGTTGGCGTATGAATGTCCTGTAGTATGGTTTGTCAGATTTCACGGCCTGAGTTTCCCTGCATGCTGTCTGCCAGATTGATCTCGCTGCATACGGCCGCTTCGTCCGCATTGCTGACGTTAGGTCAGCTTGCCGTCAACCCATGCAGCCACAATCCGCCCCGGCACGCCGTCCACCGCCCGCTCTGCATCCCGCGCCAGATCGAGCCGCTTGCGCAGCTTGACCTGTGGCACCAGCAGGAAGATTGGCACGGTTGCAACGCCGCGTCCGGTCTTCGACCTCGATGCCACGGCCCGGCCTTTCGAATTCAGCCGCCCTTCCGCCACCAGCAGGCTCGGCCCACGACGGCGATAGATGAATCGCAGGCGCAACCCAGTGCGGCGTTCCCATTCTCCGGGAGTGATGCGACCGCCCCTGGTGCTTTTGCCAGCGGCCGGAGTGGGGATGGCCAGCCAAAACCCATCCTTGGACCGGATCAGCGGGCCAGTGTCATGCGCGCCGATAATGATCGGGGCATTTGACCAGACCAGCGCCGCTGCGTTCAGGCTGTCGCCGGATTTGGGGAAACTGGCGAGGCGGATGCTATTGCCAAGCCTAGTGCCGAGTTTAGCGCCGGTGATTTGGCCGCGCCAGGCGGATTTCAGGGAGGTGCCAGCCTCGCGCATGGCGGCGGACACTGCCTTTTCGCCAGCCGCGATTTCGGCCTGCATCAGGGCGGCGATGTCCGGATCGAACGCGACCCGCAGCCTCATGTTGGCCTCAGGTCCAGCGACCAGATCAGCCGTTCGCGGTCACGCACTGGTTCGCCCTGAATGGTGAAACTGTCCGCCCCGATCACGATCAGATCGCCGGGGCGGGGACCGGGCAGATCGGACACGCGCACGTCGACCATCATGGTATCGCTGACAAATCGTGCCGCCCCGAATTCGGTGATGCGATCCGCGGCGCGGTGCATGACCCGAATAGGTGTTTCCTCTGATGTGGTTGCAGAAATCCACAGAGCCGCCACCGCCATGGACGGGCTGGTGTAGATACGATCCATGGCGGTGGCAAAGACATCCATGCTGGACCCGTCAGTTCGAGGTGTGAATGCGGATCGCAATGCGCGGCCGCTTGTTGACCGGCAGAATTGAGGCTTCGGTCATCAGGTCGATCCAGCGCCCTTTTTCGTCGAGGTGCTGGCGGGCGTAGAGCGGCAGACCCATTGTGTTGGCCGCCTCCAGCAGGTTGGCCGGGCCGCCGTAGGTGGTGAAGGTATCCATCGTGCCCAGCGGGAAGGCGATGCCTTCGCTGGCGGGCACCAGCCGTTCGGTCGCTTTGGTCGAGAGGGTGACGGTGCCGCTGTATTCCTCGAACACGATGCCCGCGAAGGGAAAGTTGCGGCGCACATCCTGGCGCAGGGGTTGCGCGCCGGTGGCAGCGTAGAACTTGTAGGCCTCCTCGGTTTTGGGGTGCGCGATCAGCTTGTCGAAGAACTCGCGGCTGACGAGGGCATGCACATCACTCATGCTTTCGCCGAGCAGGTTGTCTTCCATCGACCGCAAGACCTCGCGCACCTTGCCCTGCACATTGGTGCCTGCGGTTCCGAGCAGGAAATCGACCGAGATTTGAGCCAGCCCGAACTCGGTGAAGTAATTGTAGAGCGTGGTGCCCGCGCCATCCTTCACGATACCGCGCAGGGCGTTCATCTCCATGTATTCGCGGGTCTGGGCGTGCTTGCGTCGCATCAGTTGCAGCTTGCGGTTCATCACCTCGACCAGCGGGTCGGCGCCATCGAAGACTCCCAGCGCCGGTTGGCCCTGAATATCGCCCGGCAGAATGACGTCGTCATGCGGAATCCACGGCAGGGCGAAGGACCGCATCGACCGGCCTTCCCGCGTGCCGACGGTGGACGGGCCACCCAGCGGCACCGAGGGCAGCAGGTTCAGCACGCCCTCGTATTGCTCGATAATCACCGACCGCTGGCTGACCCCTTCGAAGCGGAAGAGGCCGATCTGGCCAAGGCGGGTGTAAAGGTTGGGCAGGATGTTGATGGCCTGCGTCATCTCGGCCAGCGAATAGCCGCCAGCGTCAAATGGATTGCGGACAAGGGTCATAGGGTGCTCCGGGGGAATGAGGGATGGATGTGCTGGGCTGGTTTGCGTCAGACGCCGTCGCGGGCGATGATGCCGACAGCAGCAAGCTGGCCGATCTTGGTGGTGATCTTTGCGCCGTCATCGACGGTGGCGTCGTAGGCCAGACCTGCGCGCGACACGATTGAAGGACCGCGCGCGACCACGATGCCTGTGGCATCCGCCAGAGTGGCATCGACGGCATAAAGGAGGACCGCGCTGGCGGTTTGCGCACCATCAGCGCCACCGCTGGTCGCAAGCTTGTACTTGCCACTGGCGGTGATTTTGCCGAGCACCGATCCGACCGGATAAGGCATGCCCACAAGGAGGGTAATCACCTCGCGGGTGTAGTTCGGGTTGACCTCATATTTGAGGACATCGCCCATGCTGGGCTGTTCCGTCAGGACGGGCATTGGTCAGTCTCCATGTCTTGGGGTGGGGAAGGTGGAAGCGGCGCTGGTTCAGCGCTTGGCGTCGGTCGCGGCCTTCCTGGCGGCAGCGATGATCGGGCTGTCTTTGGCGGCAGCTGCGGCCGGGGCGGTGGCGATGATGCCTGCCGCATCGCTGCGGGCGGCGAGGTCGGCCAAGACCCGAGCGCGCAGGGCCTCAGGCTTCAGGCCTTTCGTGACAGCATCGGCGGCGTCAATGGTCACGCCGAGCCGGGCGGCCTGCGCGCAAACCTGCGCCACCTCGGCTGCCTCGGCGCGAATGGCATCTGCGGTCATGGTGGTGGTGACGGGCGCTGCCGCGTTCACCGATGGTTCGGGCGTGGCGGGTGCGACCGCGACGGCAGGCATTGCCGCAGGAGGCGCGGCAACTGGTGCCGGGTTCGAGGTTTCTGTGGGCGTGGTGGTCATCGTTGGACCCTTTCTGCTGGGGGAGGTTGTGCCGCGGGGTGCGGCGGCGAAGGATCGGAAAGCGGTGACGGGATCGGCCAGTTCGTCAGCAAGACCGGCGGCGATGGCATCGGCCCCGCGAAACACGGCGGCTTCGGTTGCGAGTGCGGCCGCATGCGTCAATCGATCCCCGCGCCCTGCGGCGACGGTTTCTGCGAAGATGAAGCGGACCACCTCCAACTCGCGCTGCATCTGGTCGTGCACCGCCACAGGCAGGGGCTGGTAGGGATTGGCGTCGATCTTGTGCGATCCTGCGTGGATCAGCGTGACCGCGATGCCCTTCTGATCCAACGCCCCGCTCATATCAGTGTGCAACGCCACGACCCCGATGCTGCCGACAGCGCCGGTGCGAGGCAGGATGATGCGGTCGGCTTGGGAGGCCAGAACATAGCCAGCCGATAGGGCATGTTCCGCAACGAATGCGTGGACCGGCTTTTGTGTCCGTGCCGCCCGAATGCGATCCGCCAGATCGAAGGCGCCTGCGACTTCACCACCGAAACTGTCGATGTCGAGCGCAATGCCGCGTACGCCGGGATCAGCCAGCGCGGCCTGCAGCTGGGCGGCGATGCCTTCGTAGGACGTAAGGCCCGAGGATTGCCCGATCCATGCGCCGCGGTGGACAAGTGTGCCCGAGATTTCGATAACGGCGATGCCATTGACCGCCGCAAAGGGCTGGCTGCCGTTGCGCTGGTGGCGCTGGGCCAGATCGTTCCCGAACAGCGAGGCGCGGGTGGGCGGAGACGTATGTTCGACACTAGGGGAGAGCAGATCGATGCCATGGAAAGTGATTTCCTGTCCGGTGATGCGCGGCCCAAGCCCGGACAGGAAGGCCAGCGCCTTGGCCGGGTCGACCATCAGCGGTGTGTTGAAAGCGCGCTGGGCGATTTGTGCGTGGTGCATCATGCGCCCTCCTTCGGATCGGGTTTTTCATCGCTGGTCTCGTCGGCTTCATCGTCCTTGGCGCTGTCCTGATCTGCGTCTGTCGCCGTGCTTGCGCCCGGCCCCTGTGCGGGTGATCCGGGGCGACGGAAGTCGAGGCCCAGCGCCAGTTCGCGTTTGCGCTCTGCAGCGATTTCCCGATCCACCTGTTCGGCGTCATAGCCACGCTCGGAGATGGCTTGGGTGCGCGATTTCAGCCCGGACTCGATCTGCAGGATTTCGGCCGAAGCGTCCTTCATTGGGTCGATCCAGTCCCATTTGGTCGGCAACCATGCGCAGGCCTGATATTGCCGCCGCTTTTGATCATAGCCGGGCAGGTCGATGGCACCGGACAGTACGGCGGTATCCATCCAGCGGGTCCAGACGGCACGACACAGCTGGAACACCAGCACGCCATGTTGCCACGCGGAGATGCGACGGCGGAATTCGATCAGGGATATCCGCGTGTTGGAGAAATTGCCCTTCGCCGTGTCGCCGGTCAGATAGCCGTAAGGAATGCCCAGCGCCGCCGCGACCTGCAGAAGCGTCCGATATTGGAACAGCTCATAGGTGCCACCAGAATCTGGCGTGGAGGGGGTCGAGACGTCCTCACCCGGATCCAGCCGCACCACTTGGCCGGGCTCGACTTCCAGATCTTCCTCGGTTGGTTCCAGCGGGGTTTCCGGCGCGGGCGAGGTGATGAACATCGCGAACATCGCGGCGATCTTCTTTCGTTCCAGCTCTGCGTCATCATAGAGGTCCAGCGTGAACAGCTTGACGATGGCCGCGGCAAAACGTGACACACCGCGCAGCTGACCTGCCTCGACCGGGTCTAGGACATGGATCACGTCCGCAGCCGGGACGCGGACGGTTTCGCCCGCAAGGCCGGGATCGGTAAGGTCACCCGGATGGCGGCGCAGGAAGTGATAGGCAACGCGGCGGCCGATGCCGTCGAACTCAATCCCCTGCCGGATCAGGCCAGCGCCGGGCAATTCGCGGCTCATGTCGAGCGGCAGCATTTCCGCAGGGAGCATCTGCAATTGCAGCGGCACGGTCAGACCGTCCTCGGCCCGGCGCGGGCGGATGCGGATGAAGACCTCGCCCGACAGGAACACCTCGCGGGCAGCGCGGCGCTGCAGCCCGTAGAAGTCTGTCAGCCCTTCGGCGTCGGCATCGTCAGTCCAGGCCAGCCACAGCGCCTGCAACTCTTCTTTCTTGGTGGCATCCGCGATGGTCGAGGAGGGCTTAATCCCATCGCCCACCACATTGCTGGCGAAGCTCTCCACCGCATTGGCCGCATAGCCATTGTTCCGAACCAGCCAGCGGGCGCGGGCCGTGATCGTGTCGCCCGATGCCGCAATCAGCGTGTTCACATGGGCGCGGCTGGCCCGGAAACCCCGAAGCCGCCGGTGGGCTTGCGCCGCGTCAAATCCGCCGATGATGCTGCCGATGCGCTGGCGGAAGGCCTCGAACGCCATGGATCACAGGCCTTTCGAGGCGACCGTGCCCCAGCGGCGGCGGCGCTTTGTGCCGGTCGTAGCCGTGGCTATGCGGGTTTCCAGATCGCTGATCGCGTTCGCCAGTTCCGCGTCTGAGCCGTAGTTGATCGACTTACCGTCATAGCTGGCAGACCGGACGCCCGCATACCGCGCCTCCTGCAACGCGGCCAACAGCGCACGCATCCGTTCCAGATCCATCTCAGTCCCTCATGAAGTTTGGTGTGTAAGCCCGGCGTTTGCGCCGGGGCGTCGTCGGTGTTCCGGCCTTCGGCGCGGTTGGGACATCAGTTGTTGCGGGTACGACTGCTGGCATTTGAGGTTTGGTCTCAACACCGGCCTGTTCTTCCAAACGCCGCCAAGTTGCCTCGTCCCAACGATCCGCGCCCATTATCCAGGCCGCCGCGCGGGCATAGATGCGGCAGTCCAGCGCCTCGTTGCGTTCCCGCATTTTCTGCCATTCGGGGTGGCTGTAGCCGCGCTTGTTGCGGACCGTGACGAGCTGCTCGGCCACGAGCTGCTTCAGCCATTCAGTGTCGATCCACTCGGGCAGATGGACCGTGCCGGGCGCGTCACAGACGCCCAGCGCGCGGTCTTCATCCGAGGGCCGTTCTAACCGCAGGAAGCGATAGGTCTCGGTTTTGAAGGTCGCAGTGGCCACGGACCACAGCCGCGCGCCCCGACGCAGACGTTTGCCGCCGATTGTCGCGTCAACGAAGGTCGGACCCGACACCGGCGTTGCGCGGTTGAAGCCTTCCAGCCCTTTGATCGGCGAAACTTGATCGAACCCCTGCTTTCGCGCCCATGCGTAAACGGCTGGCGCTTCATAGCCAGTGTCGATGGCCAGCTTACCGATCAGCATCACCGCGCCATTGGTGCAGATCCACGTTCGACCGAGCAGGGCCGTCAGCTTGTCCCAGCAGGACGGATCGTCCGGGCCACCGGCAATCACAATGTGATCCACGAGCCAGCTTTCCAGCCCACGCCCCCAGGCCCAGACATCAACCTCGATCCGGTCCTTCTGTACATCGACGCCAGCCGTCAGGAACAAACCACCGACGGGGATCTTTGTCCCGAAGGCTTCGCGCCGCTCCGCCAGCCGCTGCCATTCCGGGGCATCGCCGCTCTCGACCCACGTCTCGCCCAGCAGAGTGTTGCGTGCGGCGCGCAGCATTTCCTCGGAGCCCTGCGCCGCCAGCCAGTCGCGCGCGATCTGCTGCCAGCTTTTCCAGCCCAGCGGCGAATAGAGCGCCGAGAGGTGAAAGCCGATCGAATGCGGATCGGCGGATACAGCCGTCGCCCGCCATTCCCCACGTTCCAGCATCTGCGTCTTGTGGTGCTCGGCGATGGGTTTGTCGCAGCCTTCGCAATGGTAGGCCGCCGTGTCTGGACGTCCCTTGTCCCAGCGCAGCCTCTCGAACTGCAGCCACTGCATGGCCCCGCAATGTGGGCAGGGCACGAAGTACCGACGCTGGTCCGATGCCTCGAACTCACGCTCGATCCGGCTGATGCCCCGGATCGTCGGGGTGGAAACCATGAAAACCTTGCGCCGGTGCGAGAAGGTGGTGGTCCGCGCTTCGGCTAGGGTGACAGGATCGCCTTCCTCGTCAGCTGAGGCCGGATAGGCATCGACCTCGTCGAGGAAAATGTAGCGCGCGGGCATGGAGCGCAGGCCGGTTGCAGAGTTTGCCCCGGTCAACACCAGAATGCCGCCAGGAAACTCCTTGGACAGCATCGAGTTGCCCGCATCGCGCGACCGGGCCGGGTTCACCCGTTCGCGGAGAGCTGGGCTTTCCGCGATCAGCGGATCAAGCCGCCCGCGCGACGTGCGTTTGGCCATTTCCACCGTCGGCAGCACCGCCAGCATCGGGCCCGGCGCATGGTGGATGACGAAGCCGATCCAGTTGTTGCCTGCCTCTGTCGCGCCGACCTGCGCGGCCTTCATGAAGCTGACGCGCTGCGCCGGGTGGCGGGGTGACAGCGCATCCATGATTTCGCGCAGGTACGGTGTGCGCGCGGTGCGGTATCGCCCCGGTTCGGCAGCCGCACGCGACGACAGCCAGCGATGCGCATCCGCCCACTCCGACACCGTCAGGTCCGGATCGGGGCGCATGCCCTTGCGCCAGCTGCGCAGCATGTCCTCGGCCCCGTCAAAGCCAAGGTCGAGATCGTCCGTCAGATCGTCGCTGGTCAGTTCATCTTTGTCATCATCCAAGCGAGACCCGGAGATCGGCGAGGGCGTCGAGGTGCTGTCTGACATGGGTTTCCAGCACCCTCTGCAGGATCGCGGCCTCGATGATCACTGGTGTTCCGGTTTGTTTTTCAACTCCCAAAGCCACTTCGGCTGCCATCAACGCCGCCACTCTGCTGGGCCAGGTGACCCATGTGTCGCGTTCTTGCCGTGCGAGGCGAAACACCAGCGCCTCCGCCCGAGCGCGGTCGACCAAGGTGCCCTTCTTCTTCTGAATGCCAAGCTGCTTGTCCTGCGCCTGGTAGACGGTCAGCGCCGTGCGGGCCTTCAAGTACGACGAGCTGTCGGCGGGACCAGAAAATCCGCTGTCACCGCCGGTGCTGCGGCGCTGCTGGTCAGGATCGGTCATGTCGGCCCGGCGCACGTCGGACGCCGCCGCATTGATCGAACCGTCGCTGTAAACCACCAGCCGACTGGCTTTGCGCGCCTTCTGGATGGCCCCGCGAGACAGGCCGGAATGGGCGGAATACTCCCGCTCGGACATACCTTCCATGGCGATTGAATGTCCCTCAATATATTGTAATTAAACGGAAATAACGAACTTATTCAGTTGATTGCACTCCCGTGTAGAGCGAATCTGGGTGCAAGAAAACGATGCAACTCACCCCCGGAGACCACGCCATGACCACCAAGACCACCCCCGCCAAAGCCCCCAGCGAAGCCCTGCTTCTGGAGATCGCTACCAAGCATTTTCACAGCATCGAGACGCTGGAGACCCGCAACAGCGACCGCCTCGACTTCCACGATGTGGCGGTCTGGGCGATCCGCTCCGCGCTGGAAGCGGCCTATGCCGCAGACCTCGCCGCCGCCGCGAAGCGCTGAAGGAGGGCCGCGACATGACCATGTCCACCACCACCATTCGCATCGACATAGACACGCTGCCCGACCATCTCGACCGCAGCCGCCTGAACAGTGTCGCCGCCAGCATCGAGGAAGCGCTGAAGGAAGCGGGCGTTCGGGCCGATTGCTCGGACCTCTTCTCGCACATCAAGATCGACCTGCCGACCGCACGGCTGGCCGCCGCCAGCGCCGTGCTTGTCGACCTGCAGCTGATCTGACGGAGGGCGAGATGAGCACCCGCGCGCAGATCGCCATCCAGATCGGCCCCGAGGAATGGGCGCATGTCTACGTCCATTTCGACGGCTATCCCGCCCACATGCTGCCTGCGTTGGCGCGCTGGAAGCCCGAGGATATCCTCACCGCTCGTGAAATCCGGCAGGTCACGCTCGACGCTCTGGATTGCTTCAGCCCGCCCCGCGATCCCCGCATCCTGCCCCGCCCGACGCGGGAGTTCGCCCACCTCTACATGTGGATCGGATGCCAGTGGGTGCATGTCGTGCCGCAAGCCGATGCTGGCAGAGTGTAATCAGAAAGCACTGATATTGCTTCGAATTACCTACACTAGCCACCCTGCCAGAGCGATGGTGATTACACGAAAACGATTCAATTCAGCCGAGGAAACCCCCGTCATGACCACCCGCCGCGCCAGCGACAACGCCAAAGCCCTCGACGCCTTCATGACCACCAAGTTCCAGATCGACGCGATGCTGGAGCGGCTGAAGGCCCTGAGCGACGACCATTTCGAGACCCACCCCGACGAGATCAACTGGGGCCACGTTGGCACCCTGAACCACTACGCCAGCCTTCTGCGCCAGATCACCGACGCGGCCTTCAAGGAGGGCGAACATGCCGCTTGATCCCGCCCAGCGCCACCAGATCGAACAGGACGCCATCACCGCCGCATGGGAGGCCGAACGCCTCGCCGCCTGCGACGACGCCATCGCCCTGCTGCGCGAGATCGCCGATCTGGACCGCGACGACGATGGCGACGTGATCATCGGAACGGATGCCGAAGGTCACAACGATCTGATGTCGCGCATCATCGCTTTCGTTGCCGCCAACGACCAGTAGAGGACGCCGCCATGACCAAACTTACCGACACCCAGACCATCATCCTCAGCGCCGGGGCCCAGCGCCCCGACCACATCGCGCTGCCGCTGCCCAAGGGGCTGCACGGTGCGGCGGCGAAGATGGCCGTCACCAAAATGATCGCACATGGCTGGCTGCAAGAGGTCGACGCCAATCTGCGGCGCGGCGAACCCCTCTGGCGCGAGACCGGCGATGGCCATGGCACCACGCTGGTGGTGACTGACGTGGGGCTTCTGGCCATCGGGATCGAACCGGTGGTAGTCAAGACCGTGGTTGCCATGCCCGAACATCTTGCCAAAGCCGCGACCCCGACGCCGCCGACCCACCGCGCCGGAACCAAGCAGGCGCAGATCATCGCCATGTTGCAGCGGCCCGAAGGCGCCAGCGTTGCCGAGATGGTCGAAGCTACATCGTGGCAGTCGCACACGGTCCGGGGGTCGATTTCGGGTGCACTGAAGAAGAGGCTAGGCCTGCCGATTGCCACCGAGAAGGTCGAGGGCAGGGGGACGGTGTATCGACTTCCTTAGGGCGGTTGCTGGATTAACAGTAGTCGTCCATGCAGTCTTCGTAGCTTTCGCCCGTTAGTTCACAAAAGGTCTTAAGTGCCCCCTGCAGGCTGAAATACTGATGTTCGCTGCGGTGGTAGAAAAACTCTCCACGAACCCCAATATGCGCGACGGCCCAGTCCTTGATGGCATTATCACTCGGGTCATGCGTGAGAACGACGAGGCCATCCTCTGTTTCGGCATGCTGCACGACCAAACTTTGATAGATTTTGTTTCGCGCAAAGACGCGGCCGAACTTGAGGTTTGCTGAGTATTGCTGGAGCGCATCGTCGGTGACCGTTTCAGGGCATAGAGGAAACTCGGTCGGAACCTTCCATTTAACCTGCACCACCGAGGGTGTGAGCGACTCGAATTCTTCAGGCGACGGCTCGTAACTTGCGCGCTCTCTCGTGCCATACAGCCAGTCGCCCAAGGCACCGCCGCTCGGAACTGATCCACTTTTTGCCCAAGCCTCTAGTCGTGCCTTTGCAGTGGTCGCTTCTTCTTTCGATAGGGTTTTCATCCATGAAATGTCGGGGAACACCTTGTCGCTTTGGATCCGGCTTGGGTCCGCGAAGAACGCTTCGATTGAACCGTAAACCAATTCAATCCGCCGGGCGGAGATCTCGTTGAGCAGTACATTCTCGAGGCGGGTGACCCAGCGCAGGTTTTCCGGTCGATTGTTTGCCCGGTTGGTGTCGATATGATCGACGACATGCCGATCTGACGGTTGCTCACCATGAAACGCTACGCAAACAATGCGGTGGACTGGCACGCCGCTCAGATACATGTAGCCGGTCGATAAACCTTGCCGTCCAAAGGTCCACTGGTCATCAAGCGGCCTCGACTTTTGCCGTTTCTGAGGCAAGCGATGCGCCGAGCCATTGTCGCGAACCCTGTATCGTTCACCTCGGTATTCGACATGCATCTCGCGTTCAAAGACGTCGATTAGCGGTTCGGCTTGGCGATTGGGAGGAAATGACCTGGATGGGCTACGCATCAACGGCTCCGGTGGTAATGCGGCCTTGAAAATAATGAAGGCGGTAGACCGGGTTCCCTTTCTCCTTCTGCGCGAATATTGGCAAGTTTGAACCAGCGGGTCAATTACGACTGGCCGTCCGCCCCGTCGCCATCTCCCACCGCCGCACGGCCACGTCGCAATAGACCGGGTCCAACTCCATCGCGAAGCATCGCCGCCCAGCGCGTTCGGCGGCCACCAGTTGGGTGCCGGAGCCGCAAAACGGCTCATAGATCAGGTCGCCCGCATCCGAGAACGCCGTCAGCACCGTCTCGACCAGCGCCACCGGAAACACGGCCGGGTGCGATCCGGCAGCGCCCAGCCCACCCTTGTGGCGCATGATGCGGAAGACGCTGTCCGGGATGCGGTGGCTTTGGATCGCGTTGCCGGTGCCGGTCTTGGCGTGAACGGTGCCGTCGGCCCCGCGCAGACCACCGCCGCCGAGGGTCTCGCCCGCGTGCTTCGACGGGACGGTTTTGTGCGGTTTGCGCGGCGCGCGGTTGAAGTGGAAAATGAACTCGTGTGACGGGGCCAGGCGGCCGTTCCAGTCGCCCGGCAAGCCCGGGCCCTGATCCCAGACATACCAGCCAAAGCGTCGCCAGCCAGATTTTCGCATCCATTCGACCCATCCTTCCCAATAGGGCTGCCATTCGCTGTCGCGGTGCACGAGGCCGAGATTGACCAGCAGCTGCGCATCGTCGGTGATCGGGGCTGCGGCGAACACGCCTTGCATCAGCGCATCCCAATCGCCGACCTTTTCCTTGGCCGCGCCGTAGTCGCGCTGCTGCGCGTAGGGTGGCGAGGTGAACATCAGCGTCGCCTGTTCGCCCTGCATCAGCTGGGCCACGGCGGCAGGATCCGTTGCGTCGCCGCAGCAAAGCCGGTGTTTGCCCAGCGCCCAGATGTCACCCGGCTTGGTAATCGGCTCAGTAGGCGGTTCGGGAATGGCATCAGCCGCATCGTCAGAAATCACCGGGCGGTCGTCGGTATCTGCCAACAGCGCGTCCAACTCATCGTCCGGGATCCCGATCAGCCCGAGGTCGAAATTCTCGGCCAACAGTGCCTGCAACTCTTGCAACAGTAGCGCCTCGTCCCAGCCACCCAGTTCCGTCAGTTTATTGTCGGCGATGCGATAGGCCCGGCGCTGCGCCTCGGTCAGATGGCCCAGAATGATGACCGGTGCCTCAGTCAGCCCAAGATGGGCCGCCGCCAGGACGCGACCGTGACCAGCAATCAACTCCCCATCAGCACCCACAAGCACTGGGACTGTCCAGCCGAACTCGGCCATGCTGGCGGCGATCTTCGCGACCTGATCAGCGTCGTGGGTTTTGGCGTTGCGGGCATATGGTTTGAGCCGGGCCAAGGGCCAATGTTCGATCCGGCCCGGCAGGATTGGCGCATTCATGCCGTCAGCCTCTTGGCCTTCAGGTCGGCAAAGGTCTCACCGGTGTCGGCCAAGACAGCATTCGCGCCGGTGAACTGCTGCCAGCGTTCAATGGCCACATCGACATAGGTGGGGTTCAACTCGATCCCGAAGCAGAAGCGGCCTGTGGTTTCTGCGGCGATAAGCGTGGTGCCGGATCCCATGAATGGCTCAAACACCGCCTGACCGGGGCTGGAGTTGTTCAGGATCGGGCGGCGCATGCATTCCACCGGCTTCTGGGTACCATGGACGGTGGCCGCATCCTGGTCTTTGCCGGATATTTGCCACAGCGTGGTTTGCTTGCGATCCCCCGCCCAGTGTCCCTTGCCGGTCTTTTTCACGGCATACCAGCAGGGTTCGTGCTGCCAGTGATAGTCGCCCCGGCTGAGAACAAGCCGGTCCTTTGCCCAGATGATCTGCGACCGCACGGCGAAACCTGCGGCCACCAGACTCTCGGCCACGGTCGAGGAATGCAGTGCGCCGTGCCAGACATACGCGACGTCGCCAGGGAACAGCGCCCAAGCTTCACGCCAGTCGGCACGGTCATCGTTCAGCACCTTGCCGGTGCGCTTGGTTTTGGCCGCGCCAGCTTGGTTGCGCCAGGACGGATCGTAGTCCACACCGTAGGGCGGATCGGTCACCATCAACAGCGGGCGGACATCGCCCAGCAGTCGCGCGACCACATCGGCAGAGGTGCTGTCGCCGCAGATCAGCCGGTGCGATCCCAGCTGCCAGATGTCGCCCGCCACCGAAACCGGCGTGACAGGCGGTTCGGGAATGTCGTCCTCGCCCTCGACCGCACCACCCTCGAACTGATCCGGATCGCGCAGCAGGGCGTCCAGATCTTCGTCGGTGATCCCCAGCAGTGACAGATCGAAATCTTCGGCCAGCAGCCCCGCGATCTCGTCGCGCAACATCGCCTCGTCCCATTCGCCCAGCTCGGTCAACTTGTTGTCTGCGATCCGGTAAGCTCGGCGCTCTGCCTCGTCGAGGTGGCTGAGCCGGATCACCGGTACATCCTTCAGCCCCAGCATCGCCGCCGCCAGGATCCGGCCATGCCCGGCGATCAACTCGCCATCGTCGGCCACCATGCAGGGGACGGTCCAGCCGAACTTGGCCATGCTGGCCGCGATCTTGGCGACCTGGTCAGTGCCGTGGATCTTGGCATTGCGGGCGTAGGGGCGCAGCCGGTCGAGAGGCCAAGTCTCGATCTGGCTCGGTGCGAAGACCAGGTCCATGGGTGGCTCTCTCGGGCAGGCGGACGTGCCGAAGCGCGCCGGGCTATGCCAGAGACACGATCAGGATCCGCGATGTGGGGGAAAACGAAAGCGCTCGCGAGGGGTGTCCTCCGGGCGCAACTCTTCGATGATCAATAGGTAGGTCAAGGGGGGCAGCTTTGTCAAATGGAAAAATGACGTGGATTCAATGACTTCTTGCGGGATGGCTTCCGCTGGCTGGATTCCGGCGAGGTGGCTTCCACAAACTGGCTTCCCTGGATTCCGAAAAGAATCCAGCACGCCAAGATCGCGATTCCGCAAGCCTTTGATAATGAGTCGCTTTTTTCAAAATCGAGCGTCAGGTGGATTCCGCCTGGATTCCCCGGTGAAACTGCCTGTCGCTAGCGAAATGCCGCGCTGCGCCCCCCCGCATACGTTCAGGGCCAGGGAGGAACCATCCCGTGGGGGTCAGCTTGCCTTCGATTTAGCCACGAGGGATTTGAAGGCACTTTCACCAATGATGAGAATGGGATGCCCAGCGCTTTGCATGTCTTCGGCCTTACGATGCTTGCTGCTCTTGGTGTGACCTGCCAGCACGGTCAAATCCTGATCACCCACGACCAGATGCGTCGTCTCCTTGGTCACACCGGGTTTCACGGACATGCCGACCCGGGCCGCGAGTTCAGCGGCCTCGTTGCGGGACATGCCCAGCGCGCCTGTGAAGACCACCACCGACCCCGCCAGTGCGCCTTTGGGATCGCCATTCATGGTGATCGGGGCTGCGTAGCTCTTTCGGCCGACGGGTTTGATCAGTTCCTCGAAGGAAAGCCGAAGATGCAGCTCGGCATGCAGCACAACCATTGCAGCGGCGCGGGCGTCCTCGCCCGCATCATGATGGTGGAACTGCAGGTTCAGCGTGCGCTTGAGGTTCGCCAACCCGTGTCCGCCGTTGCCCTTCAACTCGGGCCATGCCCGCCTCGCGATCTGGACGCTGTCGCTCCAGCGCAAGTCAGGGGCGTCGATGCCGCAGAAACCGCAGGCAGCATTCATCGCCTGCTTGTCGAAATTGCTGTGCTGGATCAGGTGGTGGCGCGTCAGCAACGGGAGTAGCGCGGTCAAGGCGTCGGGGAAGCGGGGTGCATCCGCTACATGATCTGGACCAATGCCGTGGAGCTGAATGTTGAACGCGTCAAACCGGGTGCTGGGATTGACCAGCATGGAGAACGTCTGGATCTGATTGTCGGGTTGGACGCAGGCAAGGCCGATCTGGCAGATACTGGCGACATCACTGCATGCAGTTTCCACATCCAGTGCGACGAAACGGAAACTGCCCTCCGGCACTTTGATTGCGTGCGCGAATGCCGGTCGTACAGGATGGCGGACGATCGGGGCTGGCTGATAATCCTCCGTGGCGCGTACGGGCTGCCTCTGTTGGGTCGGTTTTGGGGTTCGGCCAAACAGCCAGTCAAAAAGTGCCATATTTGAACTCGCTGCTTTTCAAGGACATAGTTTGGAACTCTGGCTTTTAAGCAAATAGCTACTCATCCTAAGGCTCATCCGTTCCACGCAAGAAGGATTCCGGAATTTGCTGCGATCATTACCTCGGCTTGGACGCGAGGCTTGTAAGAAACGAATTCGCTCCCGTTGCAAAAGGGCAGGCCCAGTGCTTTTATCAACGGTGCGTCGTAATGGCCCGACAGTAGCAGCACACCTTCCCGCGCAAGATGATCCCTCGTTCCCTTGCCATTGTCTGCTCGTATCCGGCGCATAAAGTCCTGTTGTTGTGCCACCGCCTCAATGACAGAACGCGTAATTGGTATTTGCTGCAATTCCCGGAACAGCGACATAACTCTACGATTCCCAGATTTACCAGCGAAAATCCGATCAATCACATCAGAAGGCACCGTGCGCCAGAAATTTGGCGGGTAAGGATGCGCATTTAGGAGCCACAGTATGTTGGCAAAGCCGAGCGCTGAGATAGATTTCTTTGAATCCTTATTTTGGCCGACGGTAAGATATTCAGGGCGTGCCACAATAAGTCCAAGGTAGCAAACTGCACGAACCTCATCGGCAGCCACCAAGATGCAAGGATGACCTACAGCTTCAGTTGGGATCATCCAGTTGCTTCCCATCGTATTCTTGATGTCCACATCGTGGCCCAAGATGACAGTATCCAGTCTACCCTTGTTCAGGTTGAGCATCGCCCGAAGTTCAATCTCCACGCGCGTTCCGATATAAGTCTTCTCGGTTTTTTCGAGCTCGTCATACGAGCGACGACCTGTTTTCGGCGTCATGATAACGTCATCGACGCATTGACGCAGCATGGTCGAAAAGCCCTCCGACAGGGCTTCGGTACCACCAGCGCGCTGTATGATGTCAGCCGCAATAGATGTCAGCAGTTGAAAATCTGTGTGCCCATCGAGGACGGTGCTTGTGGGAACGTTTTGCTTCAAGCGCTGGATGCCTCTGAGAAACTATATTTCTCAGAAGTCTGTCACACGCCTTAAGGTTTTGAAAGACTAAGCGCGAATGGCGTGAAGCTTGCGTTGTCGAAGAGCCTTCGCAATTTGTGTGGCCACCGCGCGTGCCACTGGTGGTGGAAAGGCATTTCCTACCTGCTTGTAGGCGTTGGTCTTAGCCCCTGTGAAGTGCCAGTCGTCGGGAAAGCCCTGCAAACGGGCAACCATCGGCACTGTAAGCCGTGGCATCCCGCTGTGGAACGGATCCGGTGCCTCGGGAGCAATTGTGCGACCTTCAACACCGAGGGTCGCCCAAGCTGCTCGCGCCCGCGTTGGCCCAAGGTCCGGACCGCCATGCTTTTTCGATCCGCCGACGATTGTAGGCGCTATTTCGTCGGCTTGCTCCCGCCAGGTGGCGGCACCCTTCCAGCCGCGTGCGGCCATTAGTTCATACAGCGTTGTGCCGACTGTTGGCGGATTATGAGGATTCGGATCAGGCCAGTTAAACAGCTCAGAGCGCGCCTGCTGTACCGCCACAATCACAACGCGCGGGCGCAGTTGCGGGACGCCGTAGTCAGAAGCGTTCAGCAACCGCCAGTCGGTGTCGTATCCAAGTTTTTTGAGCTGCACCTTCAGCCGTTCGCGATAGTCGTGAAAAACCGCGTCCAGAAACCCGCGCACGTTCTCGATCATCACGGCCTGTGGACGTGTGCCATCAACTATGTCGATAGCATCATTGAAAAGATTGCGCTCATCCAACTCGCCAAGTTGTTTCCCAGCGACCGAAAATGGCGGGCAGGGCAAGCCACCAGCAAGGAGGTCGATCCCCATGAAATCGCCCGAACGTTCTTTGAAGATACGCATATCTTCCTCGAGAACGTTCCACTCGGGACGATTATGACGCAGCGTATTGCAGCAATGTTTATCAATTTCGACAAGGGCAGTGTGTGCGAACCCGGCCTGCTCAAGCCCAAGAGCTTGTCCGCCTGCACCTGCGCAAAGTTCTACCGATGTCAGCATATTGTTAGCCCTCATTTCGCGCGTACAGTATCTAGAACACCCATGAAAAATCAATGACCTAAAGCTAGCTCGATGTTCTTAATTCGTTCTTACCCTGCGGTAGACCTTCAGGCAAGAGTGGTTCCAACTTATGGGGGCAGATGAGCACTGCGTATCGGCTCAAAGCCATAGGCAATACAACGAGTCAGCGCGCACTCCACGGCCTCGATCTAGGCATCACCGCCTTAACCTCGACCTCCCGCAGCATCCCGCCTGCTATCAGCCCATCCCGCACCCAGTCCAGCGACAGCCACCAATCCTCATAACCGCGGCGGGCGGATGCGATCTGTTCCGGATGGGGCCGCCAGGTGACTGGGCAGGCCAGAACCTCGACCGTCCGCCATTTGCCGCGTGTCAGCACCCGTTCGGTGCCAACCACCACCGTGGTCGACCGCTCGCCGTGCTGATTGCGCTTGGTCTCAACCGGCACGCAGCGCGGCACAGCGCCTGGCATCCAGTCGGGGGTCAGCCCTGCCCTTGCCAGTTCCGCCACCCGGATCGCCATGCGGATGCCGCCGAGGCTGTCGGGGATCCCGGCAACGGTGGCGGCGATCACCTCTGCGTCTGGGTGGGTGTAACTGCCCATTTTGTGCTGCCCGCCGTCCACTTTGCAGCCAAGTATGGCACGCTGGAGGAGGACGTATTCGAGGCCAAAGCCAAACCCTTCCTCCGTCACGTCCTTTGGCGGCGGCAGTTCCAGCTGCGCCCGCTCGACCCGAAACGCCCATTCCAACGCCGCCTGGACGCCCAGCGCACGTTTGACCTTGCTGCCACCCGCGCGACCGATCCGTCCCTGCTTGCTCATGGCTGCAGCCCGTCAAACAGGGACATCTGCGCCGGGCGCTGGGCCTCGTAAGATGGCCGCCAAATCCACGGGCCCAAGGCCATGGGCAGTCGCGAGAGCGCGCCACGCATGTGCTGCTGCCAGAGGGTGAACTCCGTTTCCGAGCAGGCGCAGAGCGCGTGCCCGATAGGCCAGCCCATCAGCCATCCGACGAAGATCGGATTGAGCCGCCGCCGCGACCGGCCCTTCAGGATCCGCCGACATGCGGCGCGCCCATGCGAGGCAATCATTGAAGCCCAGAGCGGGCGCGAGATCGGGGCGTGATGGGAGCACTGCCGCCCATCCGGCATGATCACCGGGTCCGGGTGGGTGAAGCCCTGCTCCGCCCGATAGTGCAGGATATCCATCCGGGACTTGCCATCCGCCCGGATTACGCTGGCCTCGCTCGACCCTTTCCAGTTCTGCGCGGCTGGCGTCGGCCATTGCAGCGCTTGCGCAGACAGCTTCGGCTCGCCCCGGCTGTTGATCTTGCCGCGCAGCCGGTCCATCTGGTCGTCCGCCACCGGCGTTTGCCATTGCGCCGCCTGCGCTGGCAGGGGCGGCATCCCGCCCGAGCCATAGCTCTGGCCCGGCCCGCCCTTCGCGCCGTCCGTGGCCTTGGGTGTCGACCAGTTGTTGGTGATGCCCAGCGCCAGCGCTTCCGCTTTCCGGGTGAAATCGCTGTTCCCCGCCGGGTTGTAGGTTGCCGTGCCGGGATGCAGGCTCATCGGTGTGGGCCAGGATGAAGATGCGCAGCCGCTGATGCGGCGCGCCAACTTCTGCCGCCGAGAACAGACCCGCCGCAGGCGTGTAGCCCAAGTCCCAAAGCTCTCGCAGGACGGTCTCAAGCCCGAGGGTGACGTGACCGGGGACATTTTCAAGAAAGACCCATGCGGGGCGGCATTCTCGGGTGATGCGGGCGACATCGGGCCAGAGGTGGCGGGGGTCGTTGGTCCCTTCGCGCTTTCCAGCGGCGCTGAAGGGCTGGCAGGGATATCCGGCGAGTACGATGTCGAAGGCGCCGTGAAAGACCCGAGCATCGAAACTGCGGAGATCATCCCAGATTGGCGCCGGGGCGAAATAGCCTGCGCGCTGGGCGGCGATGAGCACAGTTCGCGGCCAGTCCTCCCACTCGACAAAGGCTCGGGTGTGATAGCCGGGCTCAGTGAGCATGAGGCCCAGATCAAGGCCTCCGCCGCCTGCGCAGAGGGACAATCCGTGCCGGGGACGAAGCACCATGCCATTCACAGCACCCCTCGCTGGCGCAACCGTTCCGTGGTCACCAGTCTCCGCGTCAGCATCGCCCCGCACATGGCGTTGCTGATCATGCTGGGGGGCAGAAACTTGTCCGAGTTGACGATGTCCGCATAGGATTTTGCCAGTTCATCCGGGTTAAGCACCGGTTTGACTTGGGGCTTGCGGCTGCGCTTGTCGCTACGACCACTGCCACTTGCGGCAGCTTGCGCATCGCGCTGGGCCGCGCGTTCCATGAACCGGTCCAGCGCCTTGGGCCCATCGGGCGGATTTGGATGATCGCCCCGGCTCTCTGTCGCCACCTCGATGATCCGATCCTCGGTCAGCCCGAGATCATCGATCCAGCGCTGGACGTGCAGCTTGGCAGGCCAGCCCTGCCACCAGGCGGGCAGCGTGGCGTTGGCTTTGAGGCCCAGTGCTGTGAGCAGCTCTGCAAAAAAATCATCCGAAACTTTCGCGCGTGCGTCCTCCTCCTCCTTTACAGGTTTACTTAAGGGTTCTCTTACAAGGTTAGTCTCCGGATTCCGGAGATGGCTTTGGGCAAAATCCGGAGATGGGTTTGCCGAAAACCCGGAGATGGCCCCATGTCCGGATTCCGGAGTTGGGTTGTCGTCATGTTCTTTCTCCGTTCCTGAAATCCCGTCTCCGGTTTCCGGAGTTGGCTCTTGTGGAAATCCATCCTCGAACCCCAAGATGTAGCGGGTGGCCTGACGCTTGTGGGTGCGCGGATCATGGATGCGGACGCGGTGGATCAGACGCAGCTCTTCCAGTTTGGTGAGGTGGTCGTTCAGCGCCGAGATCGACATCTCCGCGTCGTCGGCCAGCCGCGCCTGCGTCGGGAAGCAGCCAAAATCCGGGTTGTGCCGGTCGCAAAGGAACCACAGCACGATCTTGGTGGCAGGCTTCAACCCGCGTTGCTGGATGGCCCAGACGGTCGCCTTGTGGCTCATGGCGCGACCCTCCGTGCTGGAAGTTGCGCGCGACTGGTGAAGCCGTTGTCGGCCAGCGCGCCCAGCGCATCGTCGACCGACCGCACCAGCGCCCAGCCAAAGCCTTGCGCGCAGACGGTGTCGCGAAACACCTCCTGCGATTTGCGCAATCGGCCGGTTTCGCTTTTGACCTCCAGAAACAGCACGCGGCCGCCGCAGATCACGACCAGATCGGCAAAGCCGGAGTGGACGCCCATGCCGACGAGGATCGACTGACGCTTGGCACCGCGGGGCCCCGCCTCGGTCACCTCGTTGACGCAGTGATGGACGATGGCATCGCGGGGCAGAGCGAACCGCAGAGCCTGCACGATGGCGCGCTGGGCATCGGCCTCGGGCGTGCTGCGCCGGTTCATGCGGCACCGCCTTTCGGGGAGGCTGCCGCCGCGATGGCATGAAGGGGCCGCCGGTCCAGCAGGCGCAGCAGTTCAAACGCGTCGTCACATTCGCGTGCATCGTCGGTCTGGCCGATGACAACCCGTGCCGCGAGGATGACCAGCGAATCCGGATGCTGGGTGGTGTCAACGAGGACGCCGCGCGCCTCGGTCAGGCGGTCGTGCATCCAGTCGCCAGTGGTGGAAGTCGGAATGACGGGCGGGTTGGATAAGGGGTGGTTCATTTCCGCCCCCGCCGTGTCCGCGCCGGGCGGGTCTGTTCCTGTGCGTTGATCCAGTTCTCCACTGTGGTGCGCCGATACAGCACCTTGCGCCCGATCCGCGTGCAGGGTGGTCCGAGTTGGCGGGCTTCCCAGCGGGCCAGCGTGTCGCAGGCAATGCCGAGTTCACCGGCCAGCTGTTCGCGGCTGATCCAGTCGGCCAGCAAGTTGAGGGGTTGGTCCTGCGGTGCAGGGGCTGTGGTCTGCATTTCGATCTCCTATCCAGATCCCGGCAGATGCCGGAGACGGGGTGAGGGAAGCAGACCGGAAGGACCGGAACCTAGGCAGAGACCGGAATTGAGAGGCCGGATACCATTCCGGTCCCTGTTTTATTGGGTGTATGCTGCTGAACCGGAATGCGAATCGGAAACGCCGCCCAGCGCCATTCCGACATTTCCGGGCATCTGTGGCAGATCACCCCTGCCATTCGAGGCGGGCAACGCTGCAAGCCGGATTTCATCGGCAGGGCGCGACGCCAACCGGGTGGCGCGGGGCAGAACACCTGTTCCGGTGTCAGGGCAGGGCGGGAAAATCGCTGTGGCGGTAAGCATCGACGAGGCTGCGCACTTCAGGCGGGGCGATCACCTCGACCTTGTCACCCCATGTATAAAGGTGCCAAGCCATTTCCAGCCAGCCCCCAGCGCTGAACCGGACGGTCAGGCTGCCGTCAGTCTCATCCTGCATGTGCTGGTCGGGATGGAAGATGAAGGTCCGCGCGACCCCGGCCGCTGAGGGCGCAAATCGCCATTCCACTAGCCCATATTCTGCATCGGAATGGAATGACCCGAACGCCCGGGCCGCGTGTTTGCCAAGGTCAAACTCGGGATCGCGCAGGAAGGAATTCTGCAGCAGGCTGGCGCTTGCAATCCGGTCCAGACGGTAATGGCGATGCTTGCTGCCGGTGCCGATCTCGCGCGCAATCAGATATCCACGCATGCCGAACAGCACGCCATAAGGTTCGATCGGCCGCGACCGTGGCGCGGTATCCTGCGCCGCCGCATAGTCGATTTGCATGGTGAAGGGGCCTTTCAGCGCAGCGTCGATCACGCCCAGAACATGGGCAGAATACTGCGCGCGGGGTCCGGGGCGGCAGGCGTGGCCCCGTGCTTCCAGCACCGCCTCGGCATCCACCTCGGCACGCCGGGCAAAGGTCGGCGGCATCGTCGCAAGCAGGCGGTTGCGCAGCGATGTCAGTGCCGTGACCTCTGTCGCTGCCCCGTCGCGTTCCGCGCGCCGGATGCCCATTTCCAGCGCCGACAGCTCGCTGTCGCGGATACCCTGCATGTGCAGCAGGCGGCTGTCAGGCAATTGCCACCACTTGCGCCGGGCTTGGTCGGTGCGGGTCTGGACCATCGGGAAGGCGACCTCCAGTGCGCGTGACATGCGCTGCGCCGTGCGCAGGGTCACGCCGAAGGTCTCTACGATCTGCACCAGGCTGATGCCACCGGGCCGGGCAGCGGCCTCTTCCGCCAGGCGCATGATGTCGAGGGCCTTGCCCAGCCTTTTGTTATCCATCTTTAATCCCTGACCGAACCTGACAGGGATGTTAACGACAATTCGTCTAAAACGAGAATAGCTGTCTTGGTCAGCTCAAGCCGATTCTACCTGTGCGTGTTTCAGATAAACGAGGTGCATTTCACCTGGTTCTCCAGACATGGCCGATTGAAGACACCTTGAGGCGTGTTTCTGGATGGCCAGCAAGTTGGCAAGCCGCTGGTCGGGAACGCGATCCCTGCCATGCCTGGTACTGACCCGGGTGTCGCTGAATGAAGAAAGGACGCACCGCCCATGACCCTGCCACCAAGAGCCTTCTATTCCCTTACCGAAACATCCGCCCGTTGGGGTTGTGCCGCCGCCGATCTGGCAGGATGGGCGGCGACCGACCATCTGACCCTTGTCACCAGCATCGCCTCGGTGATCTGCGGAAAACAGCCTGTCGCCGGGATCGTGGTGGTCACCGCCGCTGACATGATGCGGATGTTCCGCCGTCATGGCCCGAGCGACGAGGAATGCCGGGTGTTCCGGATCCGGCCGCAGGGCAGCGCGGAGTGGCAGTACATCACCGAACCGGCGGATGGTGTACTGATCAAGATCACCGATCTGATGCTGCTGGCCGAGGAGGTGCAGAAGTTCGAGGACGAGCGCGATTTGCTGCGCCGCCACTTTGTGTCACCTGGCTCGGCCCCGCGTTACGATTGGGAGGGCATGAACATCATGCTGTTCCGCCGCATCAACGACCAAGGCGTGCCTGCGACACAGGCTGAACTGATCGCCGAGGTGCAGGACTGGTTTGCCCAGAACTCGCCTACGGGTGAGATTCCCGAGGAAAGCACGACGCGCAAGAAGATCGCGCCGATCTGGCGCGCGCTGCGCGAAAAGGATTGAGGCGACAAGTTCGACCCGGTCAGGCGCTTTTGTGGTCCTGATCGGCGTCATGCACCAGCTGCGGGCGGGGCCGGAAGATGCTGGCGACAGCATTGACCCCGTCGCGCAGGGGAGAGTCCATCAGGTGGGCATAGCGCTGGGTCGTCTGCATCTGCGTGTGGCCCAGCAGCTTGCCGATCATTTCCAACGAGGCCCCGCCGCTGACCAACAATGATGCAAAGGTGTGGCGCAGGTCGTGGATCCGGACATCGGGCAGATTGGCCTCGGTCTGGATCCCGATCCAGAACCGGCGGATTTCCTTGACCGGTTGTCCGGGCGTGTCGCCGGGAAAGAGCCACGGATTGCCGCGCGGCACGAGCAGTGACCGCTCGCGCACGATGGCGGCCACATCGCCCGAGATTGGAATACGGTGGATCTTGCGCTGCTTGGTGGTCGCGGCGGGTTTTGACCAGCTGCCAAGGTCGAGGTTGAACTGCTCGAACCGTGCCAGCCGCACCTCGCCCGACCGTGCGCCGGTCAGCATGCAGAGCCGGATAATCCCCGCCGCACGCTGATCCTTGGCGGCATCCAATGCCTTGGCCAGCCGCCCGATTTCCTCGGGCGTCAGGAACCGCTCTCGTTCATTCTCGATCCGGCGGCGGAAGCCGCTGGCGGGATTGTCGGCGCGCATGCCCCAGTCGATGGCCAGCGTGAACATCTTGCGCAGCACCTCACCCACCCGGTTGGCGCGCACCGGCGTGGGCTTCGGCCCCTGCAACTTGCGCGCCCGATTGTTCGGCTTGGTCTTGGACGGCCGGGCGCGACCAGCGGCGATCTTGGTCAGCAGCTTTTCCACATCGGCCTTGGTGACTTCCGTCACCAGCTTCTTGCCCCAGTCGGGCGCCACCAGCTTGTGCATGATGGTGTGCTGGTCGGCGGCGTTGCGTGCAGCGAGGTGCGGCGTGTGTTCCGCCAGATAGCGCGCGATCATATCGTTGACCCGCGGGGCCTCACGCGACGTTTCCCGTAGGCTGAGGGGATCGATCCCCTCATCGATGTCGCGCCGCAGTTCCTTGGCCCGTTCGCGCGCCGCGACCGCGTTCCACTCCGGCCAGCGCCCGATGGTCATCCGTCGCTGCCGTCCCGCGATCCGGTAGTCCAGCGTGAAGGCCCGGTTGCCCGAGGGGTAGATGGTGATCGAAAACCCGCGCACATCGGTGTCGAAGATCTGGTAATCCCGCCCCAGGTTCTCAGCCTCCCGGACGGTTTTCTCATTCAGTTTCAGCCTGTTGACCAT